CGGCAAGAACTTCGGGCAGCCGGTACATCACACGGCGCACACCCTTGATTGACCAGGTCCAGCCGCTGCCATTGATCGGCGCGCGCTGCCTAAAATCCTTCGGGAGGTATCGCAGCGCCTGGTAGAGCAGCTGGCCATCCTCGTCGGTGTAGCTGTACTCGGCAATGACCTGGCCTTTTCCTTGCCCCAGGTTGATGCGCACCGGCGTTGGGTCCGGTGGCGGCACCGTCTTGTGACTGTTCCACAAGCCTCGCGCTTTGAGCTCGGCGACCACGTCAGTCTGCGCGCAGCCTGCATGACAATGAACCAGCAGCTTGCCGCTGGAATCTTCTTTGATGGATAGGGAGGCCCGCTTGTCTTCGTGCGCTGGGCATTTGCATGACCAGTTGTCCCCTGCTTTTGTGGCGCCGCCTAATTGGCGGGCAATTGATTCTGCAATCTGCTGTTGCATGCAATGTCCTGTCCTCTGGCCCTGTCAGAAAAAAGGTGCCAGTGCCCGCGAGGACAGGGAAAACACACAACCAACGGTAGCTAACCGCTGGCCGAGCACTGGCGGAACGAATTTTACCTCTTGTTGCGGAACCCGCATCACTCAAAGTGGCCGGCGAGGTCCGACACTTTCAGGCGCAGCCCCTGGGCGCGCCCGATGTCAAGGATCTTGCGCCAGTGACGGCGCGGAATAAACCCGCCGGTTCCGCCCAGCTCAACGCTCGTCATCCAACGGCTGATCGTCGATGGATACACACCCAAAACACGACATGGGTCGGCACCCGCCGAACCTAGCCACGATGCCGGCAGCCGGCTGTAATTGATGAAGGGACATAAAATGAGATGCGAGATAGACCGCGCAAATGATACGACACTTGACAATGCGTTGTGGCCGCCGCAACATCGGTGCCCCTTGCTGATCGGTACTAAAGCCGTGCCACCCATCGAGCCGCACTGGTTCAAAGAACGACTGGCCGCCCTCAAAATGTCGCAGCGCCAGCTCGCTGTCAGGTTGAGCTTAGACCACGCCGCAGTGTCACTAATGCTGCGCGGCAAGCGTCAGATGTCTATGGATGAGGCCAAGCAGCTCGCCGACATTTTGCTGGTGCCAGTCACCGAGGTGATGCGCCGCGCTGGTATTGAGGTGCTCGATGACGTGCGCAAGGTGCCCATTGCCGGGTATATCGGCACAGCCGGCACGGTTACCCTGCTTCCTCAAGGCACACACGATGCCATCACCGCCCCGGCCGACGTGCCCACCGGATCGTTTGCCCTGCAGCTGCGCCAGGTTGCCAGCCCAAAGGATGGGTGGATCTACTTTGTATCAGGCAGCCAGCAGCAACCGCTCGAGCTGCTCGATCGCCTGTGCCTGATGGCACTGAAAGATGGCGGCCTGGTCATCGCCATTTGCAGGCGCGGATATAAAACCAGCCTTTACAATCTGGTGATGACGGACTCGACGACCGTGCTGGAAAACCGCGAAGTGGTGTGGGCCGCCAAGGTTCTGTGGATTCAGCCAACGTAACCGCCTGACAACACGTGAAAATTTTTCACCTATGCACATCAAATAGGTGTTGCGGTTTCCGCACCACGCCGGTACATTCACGTCACTGGCACTGCGCCAGCAACTGAACTGAACTGGAGAACTGAACATGAACAGACACCGATACACAGCTGAATACATCGACCGCGAAGATCGCCAGCCATTCTGGTGCGTCATCGAATGGAACACCGCAGGCGACTACGCATTTCGCTCCGGCAATCTGATCGAGCGCCACGTTGATCAGCTCACTGCTGAATCAGCCGCTATGACTTACAACACCATCTACGCATTTGCCAGCTAAGGAGCCGACATGACTATCGCACTCGCCACCGAAACCACACGCACCATCGACGAACTGGTCGCCGACTTCATTGCAGCCAAAGCCGTCGAAACCAAAGCCAACAAAGACCGCATCGCTATCGAAGAGCAGATCATTGCCATGCTCGGCAAGCGCGAGGAAGGATCCCAAACGCACGAGCTTGACAACGGCATGAAGGTCACCATCACCGGCAAAGTCACATACAGCGCCGACATGGAAAAGCTGCAAGAGATCTGCGCCAAGCTGCCGCAGGAAATGCGTCCGATCAAAACCAAGATCGAGCTCGACACCTATGGTGCCAAGTACCTGCGCGCTAACGAGCCTGTCATCTGGGCCAAGCTGGCCAAGGCCATCACCGTCAAGACTGCCAAGGCCAGCATCGAGGTGAAGGCATGAACCGCCTGCAAGTCATCCTGCACACAACGGTCTACAGCATGGCGATCGTTGTCATGCTGTTGGACCTGTTCGTGTGGCGTCCTTAATTACCTAACTGAAAGCAAACCATGGCATTTAACCTCAACTCGATCAAGCGCAGCACGGGCATCAAAGCCCCACGCGTGATGATCTACGGCCCGCACGGCCTGGGCAAAACCACCTTCGGTGCCGGCGCACCGAACCCGATCTTCATCATTACCGAGGACGGCCTGGGCCGCTTGGAGATTGACCACTTCCCGCTGGCCACGTCTTATGACGACGTGGTTGGTGCGATCTCCACACTTTACTCAGAAGATCACACCTTCAACACCGCCGTCATCGACTCGCTTGACTGGTTGGATAACCTGATCTGGCAGGACATCAACAGCAAACACGACGCCAAAGATCTTGCCTACGGCAAAGGCGCCGTGATCGCAGCCGACTACTGGCGCGCAATACTTGAAGGCTTGTCCGCACTGCGCGACGACAAAGGCATGGCGATCATCTTGATTGCTCACGCTGAGATCAAGCGTTTCGATTCGCCAGAGGTCGAGCCGTTCGAGCGCTACCAGCCCAAGCTCCAGGCACGCAGCTCTGCCCTGGTACAGGAGTGGTGCGACGCGGTCCTGTTCTGTAACTACAAAACCATCGTCAAGAAAGAGGACGTCGGATTCAATCGCGAGGTCAATCGCGGCATCACGACCGGCGAGCGCTTACTGCACGCCAACGAGAAGCCCGCCTACCTGGCGAAGAATCGCTACGGCCTGCCTGATTCCCTCCCGCTGTCCTGGGAGAGCTTTGCCAACGCCATCACCAACTGAAAGGAACTAAACCATGGCACAACTGAACTTTGATGCAAACAACGTAGAACCCTCTGAATCTTTCGGCGTGCTACCAGAGGGCAAGTACCTCTGCATGGCTGTCGCCAGCGAAATCAAGCCGACCAAGTCTGGCACCGGCGAGTATCTCGAGATCACCTTTGAGGTGCTCGATGGCCAAGGCAAAGGCCGCAAGGTTTGGGAGCGCTTGAACATTCGCAACGCCAACAAGAAAGCCGAGGAAATCAGCCAGCGTCAGCTGTCTGCTTTGTGCCGCGCAGTCGGCGTACTGAACCTGCAAGACAGCGACCAGCTGCACAACCTGCCGGTGGTGCTCGACATCGAGATCGAGCAGCGCGAAGGCTACTCACCGCAGAACCGGGTGAAGGGCTACAACGCCAGCGGCAGCAGCGTGCCGGTGGCCAGCAGCCCTGCCTTGCGCAGCTCTGCGCCTGCAGCCGCACCAGCTGCTTCAGGTGCGCCAGTGTGGAAGAAGAAAGCCACAGCCTAAGTGTTACGGGGGAAAGCGGATGCTGTGATGCCTCTGACCCGCTTGCGGGAATTGTGGCGATAACCAGTAAGGCACAGACGCAGCGAGTACCCCACCTAACTGAAAGCCGAACATGAAACTACCTGAACCCGTCCACACCCACACGACCGCTGCCGCGATTGTGCAATGGTGGGAGAAGCAACAAGACGAGCCGCGTCCGCACCTGGGCGCCAGCGAGATCGGCCGGCCGTGCGAGCGCGCCATCTGGTACAGCTTCCGCTGGGCTACGAAAAGGAAATTCCCTGGGCGAATTAAGCGCCTGTTCGATCGAGGCCAGCGCGAAGAGGAAGTCTTTATCCGCGAGCTCCAGGGTATCGGCGCCGAGGTCCACGACCGCGACCCGGTGACCAATCTGCAGCACCGCTTTGAGGCAATCGATGGCCACTTTGGTGGCAGCTGCGACGCTGTCGCACGCGGCCTGCCGGAGGCGCCCAAGACCTGGTGCGTGGTGGAGTTTAAAACCCATGGCGCCAAGAGCTTTGCCGATCTGGTCAAGAACGGTGTCGAGCAGTCCAAGCCCGAGCACTACGCGCAGATGCAGGTCTACATGGGATTGGCCGAGCTGGACCGTGCGCTGTACCTGGCGGTGAACAAAGACAACGACGAGCTGCACAGCGAATGGATCCACTTCAACAAGGACGCATTTGCAGTGCTGTTTGCGCGCGCTGAAAAGATTGTCCGCGCTGATGAGCCGCCACCCGGCATCAGCACTGACCCGGCCTGGTATCAATGCAAGATGTGCGACCACCGCAATGTGTGCCACGGCGAGATCGCCGCGCAGAAGAACTGCCGCACGTGCGTGCATGCAAGCCCAGCAGCTGATGCGCTTTGGCACTGCGCCGCACAGAAACGCAGCCTGTCAGTGGCCGAGCAGCGTATCGGTTGCCGGTCCCACCTGGTACTGCCACCGCTGGTGGCTTACGCCGAGGCGATCGACGCCGGTCCCGACTTCATCAAGTACCAGCACAAAGACGACGGCACCATCTTCGCCAACTGCACCGAGGACGCAGACAAGAGCGAGGAGAACATGGGCACCGACATTGTCGCCTGCTTTGACAGCGCTGAGCTGCAGCATGCACCGCGCTCGCATGTGACGGACAAGTTTTCCCTGGAGCTCAGAAAAGAATTCGGCGCACGCATAGTGGGCGGCGAGAAACTGGAGGACGCATGAAACCCGCCGAGACAGTTGTTCTGATTTTCTATTCGATTGTTGCCTTATGCACGATCGTCGGTCTTACCTATGCAATTTCAACTGACCCGCCGGTGCGACACAACATCTGCACGATTGCTGAGATCAGCCCTGATGTCACTCCAGAGGAGCGCAAGCGCTGCCGCCAGATACGGGGGCACAAGCTATGAGGTTTTGTACAAGCTG